ATAATATGGACGATACCGAGAATACGCCTGCGAATCCGCCACCCAGCACCAGTGATTTAGCTAACGCCGCCGAAGCATCATATAGCGATTTCCCACCAATGGCTTATACTAAATTAGATGCATACAGTAACCCAGAGATTTCTACATTTAAGCACAAAGAAAAGCCTCATTATATTATAGCCCACAAAGGCACTGACTTGGCTAACTCAAAAACTGCACGGAAAGACATACGGGCGGACTTGAATATTGCGTTGGGTAACAAAGAAGCTGATAGGCTACACAACCGCCGTGCAAAGCAGACGGAACAAATAATGAAGAAGTTGAAGAAAGAAGAACCAGCCCACGATATATATCTTGTGGGTCATTCATTAGGCGGTAGCACCAGTAGTCACGCTATGGCTACCAATAAGTATGTGCGTGAGAATGTGAAAGAACACCACACATTTAACTCTGGCAGTTCTGCACTACAAAAGGCACCGAGTGTTACGGCAGAAGTGAAAGATGTGTTGATGCAGAAAAGCACACACCATCGAGTGAAAGGCGATGCTATCAGCGAACACGTTGAAAAGAACCTGATAGGTAAGCAGAAGATGTATGAGAGTAAGAAGAAGCCCAGCATTGCAGACCACGTATTGAAGTTAGCTACACCATTGTTGAAGAAGACGTTTGTCGGGCGGGCTGTGGGTTATGGCGTGAAGAAGGTGCTTGATACATTGCGTGCCCATTCTATCAGCAATTTCACACGCAAATAATATGTATGTAATGTATAATGAGTTTAGCAGATTATTCGAACATTAAGGTAGTGCAGCGTATGGCAGATAAATACAACGTTGGAAAGATATTACCATCTACCCGTAAGGCGAGTAAATATATGGTTGAACGTCCTGACGGTAAGATGATACATTTCGGTGCAGCGGGTATGGCAGACTTTACCAAAACAAAAGACGAAGACCGCCGTAAAAGGTTTAGGCAACGTAATGCGAAGTGGGCTGATGCGGCCGCATACACACCTGCATATTTATCGTATTATTTATTGTGGTAATATTATTATCGTAGCATAGTGTATAGATGTGCCGACCAAAAGCAGAAGACGATAACATACGAATAATGGACAACGGCGATGAAGGTCGCTGCACAATATGCGGTGGTATATTCAAACATACCCGTAGATACATTATGGTTGATGGTATGAACGAAGTTGTGTTCAGCACTGCACACCGTGGGTGCCTGAAAATTATGGCACGGATTAAGCAGCGGCAACGTGAGATAACAGACTTGGAATGGCAGATATGGTTGATGAAAGTGGGAAACGATGGCAGATAACCCACAAACATAAGATAAAACGAATAGATAACTGGAAAAAGCTTATGAAAAATGAGAGATTTCATTCAAATATGCTCCTTTCCAGCTGAAAATTATAATTTTGTTCTCTATATCATATAATACAATGATAATTATAGTTTTTCAAATGCTTTTTCCAGTTATCTATGCCATTTATCCTAATGGTATAGATGAATTTCATTTATCCTAATCATCTTTGATGTATGTCTTTGCAGTTCCCACCGAATGTGCCATAAAATTCGCATCAGCTTCTTGTTCGTTCAACACCTTACCATACTTGTTAGATAGATATATGTGACGTAACATACTTGCTCCAACCTTCTTACCGAGTATGCTGTTCAATGCCTTGGTCATACGGTTACTGTTGGTTCTCACATCATCGTCTGGAAATAGTAGGTAGTCACCTTCGTTAAGGTTCATATTTTTGATATACCATTTTAGCACTGGCATTATTTCATCGGGCACATCAATCACTTCCTTACCTGACTTCGCAGTCTTGAAATTATTGAAATAATACTTACCTTCGCTGATATCTACGTAGTTCTTCTTATCGTTGTCACCTTTACCGATGACTGTGTAATACCAGTCGTTACGTCGTGGCGGCTGCAACACATACAACGCCAGTATCATATAATTCTCGATAACCTTACGGTCTGCATTAGACAGCCTTGGCTTCTTGGCTGCATCTTCGGCTTTGTCTTTGAGTTTATCAAACACGGCTTTGACTTCGTCCCACGATAACCAGTTCTCCTTCTGTGTTTCGGTCTTGACATCGGTAGGCTTCTCTGCAAAAATGCTACGTTCCTTTGCAAACAGAACACGATAATAATTGTTGAGTGCCTCATACGCCTTGCCTTTCTGTCTGTTCAAAATTGCCACGATACTCGCTACATAACTCTTGCGGGTGTTATCGTTTTTGATTTCTTCCAGCTTTGCCTTGATTGTGGGCTTCGCCTTTAAGAATGCTAAACTATCAAACGGCTTGTTGTCATTCAATATACGTAACTTGATTAAATACATCTCAATCGTTTTCTGTGATAGCTTCTCGCTGGTTAGAGTCTCCATTAGGTTAGTCATAAACTTGGTATCCATTCCTATATAGTTATATTAGATAATTATATAGCCGTTTTATCTCTAAATGCTTTGTTATAGATATGTGGGCGGACTACCACTTCTGTCAATGTTCATAGCTGAACTATCCTGTCCTTTTACTCCCGCACCACCCGCCGACTTATTGATTGTTCTACCTGTTCCTTTCAACGGGTCGGGCTGAACTTTTCCTGCGGGTTCTTCTTGTCCTCGTTCGGCTTGCGTCTTACTCTTATCTTCGTTACGCTGTCTTTTTTCACCAGCAGCAGCAGCCTTTTCCTCTGCCGCTCTTGCAGCTCTTGCAACCCGTTCATAATCTCGCTCTGCTATGGTAAGTCCATAGTCCCACCGCTTCTTACGTTCCTTCTTTTGTTCAGCAGCCTCCTCTGCAATATCCGCTTGCTCACTTCTAATAGCTTTGATATCCTGTGCTAACTTGAATTGGTCAGGCGTTTGAATAACCTGTGCTGATGGTTGTGCCTGTCTTGATGCCTGTAAATTGGCTAATAGATTTTGGCTACCACCTGCACCACCCAATGGAATGTCACGGTTCATACCAGTCTTAAATACAGGCGTCATCAATCTACCACTCGGTTTGCCCGTCAGTCTTCTCGGTCTGGGCTTCTTCTTCTTCTTCTTATCTTTCAATACCATTATATATCTATACGGCGAAATTAAATTATTCGTCTGTAAATATTAATTGGTTGAAATTCTTATAGAATGTATGGCTTCGGGCGTTATACATCAAAAAGTTATACGGCGCATCAAATACGAAACTAAACAACGCCTTCGTTTCATCTTTTGTTAAACCGAACACTTCTTGACTAAATCCTTCCATCTCGACTTGTGATTTTGGCTTGAACAATATGACTACATCTATTAATGAACGTAACGACTTTGCCAGTGCCTTTTGGTTCAATGCACTGATTACAATGTTCAGTTTCATATGACGGTGCTTGTTGATTAGCCTCCGTAGATTTAACTCCGTCTTTTTGTTCTTTAATTGCTCACTGAAATCATCGATAACTAAACAGCTATTACCTTCGTCGTCCTTGGTCTTTATAGACAACTCTGTTATGGTATCAAATGTTTCCTGCGATAAATCGTGATACACCTTGGAATGGTTCTTGAATGCGTGGTCTTCCTCACTATCAAATACTTCTTTGGGCGTAGCATACATCACTGTGTCAAACACTTTACGGTAGATGCGGTTCTTGCCCGTGGCTTTGAATAGGTTTGCAATGAATGTGCTCTTACCTGTGCCCATACCGCCCGACACGAATATAACGCTACACTTGTTTGGAAATGGTGGCGGAACGTCTAATACGTTGTCTATGGATTGTTTGCTTGGTTTGATTACTAAATCACTTCTATCTATCTCTTCTATTTTCATCTCTTGTTATATTAGTGACAGAAAATATTATACGCTTTCATCACTTGTTAATGACGCTGATGATGGTGACGGTTCGCCCAACGGTGCCAACTCTAACGGTTCCAACTCGATTAACTTGTAGCTCGTGAGTTGGTCGTCCATTCTCTTTTTCAGTAATATACTTGACTGCGTAAGCTTAATATATCGATTGTAACTATCGTCTATAAATGTCTTTGCATCAATAGGTCTGTGCTCGGGTTTCAGTGCCAACCATTTAAATATATCCGTTGCTAACTCGTAAAAGTCCTTGGACGATGATAACGTCTGTTCCATCTGTCGGTTCAGTTGTAAATACAACTCGATGCTACCTATGATGCCACATATCAATGCAATCAACGAATTCAACACGCTGATGATTTCCTGCTTCATAAACGGCTGCAACCCGATAGAGAATATACTGTTCAGTGCAGAGAGAATAATTACAGGTAACCTATACCACTTTAACCTTGTCTTTAATGTTATATACCGCTTCTTATGGTTGGTTGAATGGGCGGCAGAATTCAAACGAATCCTTTCCAGAATAGTATCAATGTCTTGCATTTATACTATACTTATATTTTTATTTTTGTAAAAGCGTTGGGCGTTATAAATCTTATGATTTCGTAATCTATATATATATTTTTATTTTTTCTATATGAAGTTTATATAAAAGTAAGACTGATAAGGCTTTAAGGCTTTTTCTTTATTTGGACATAGTCACGCTACCGTCCGCCATATTATAGGACAACACTATATCGTAGAGTGCAAACGTATCAACCACGCACGCAACGGAAGAAGCGTATTGGGTAAGGTTGAGATACACGTTAGAACTGTTGAGGTCTCTACCACTGATGAGTGCCTGACCAGCAGCGGCATCATTCTCGAAGTTGGTAGCCAAAAAGAACGCACCAGTTCCAGCAGTTCCAGTCGCCTCCACGAATTGCGTAGCGTTGAACACAACATCAAAAGCATTCATATTGGAAGCAGCGAACACCTTCATAATCTCGCTCATTACCTCGCCAGGGTAGATAAAAGAAGCGGAAGTGGCTACACGGATAGGCACCGATGGCACGTTCATACCATCTACCGTGTAGAAGTAAGTTTGAATTTGCGGGAACACACGGTCACCAGGAACGTTCTCAACATCAGGCGTTGCCAAATTCGCAGACAGACGGAAAGTATTGATTAACGCCTTAACAGACGAATAACGGGCAGGAATGAGAATAGAGTTGGCAGTGGTAGAGGCAGCGATAGTTGCCTGATAGTTATTTACACCAACGCAATGCTGTTTCAATACTCCACCTGCCTGGTTAAGCAGTGCGGAATAGGTGCCAGCATCTAAATCCATTACCTCTAATTGCAGTGCAATATTTGATAGCTTATACACAGTGGAACCAGCAGTGTAAGAAGTGCTGTTGTCAAACTTCATACCAACGGCAGTGGTAGCCATTGTCATACGTAGCCTGATACCATCAACGAGTGGGCAAAAATTTTGCGCACCTGTGCCGAGCACAGCAGAGTGCAGAGGCAATGCACAACGGACAACGGGACCATCGACAGTGGTGAGTCCGTTCAACTTAATACCCGCTTTAAGCGTGGTAGTAGCACCATTGAGAATGGAACCCATAGTGAGAGACCGACCCAGCGGCTGCAAATCTTGTAACACTGCCGCATACGTGGCGTAGTTCAAAATGTTTTCGACGCTTTGGTTCTGCACCACAGTTTCGAGTGCCTGAATCAAACTGCTACCAGAACCGTTTGCTAACGACATAACTGGGTCAGTAGCGAACGTGGCGTTGGCAGTAACCTCAAAAACCAACTGGGTTGCCGATGTAATCACCATACCGTTGCGGACGGCGGGTATCGAGAAGAAAATATCGGCGTTTGAAGAAGAAGAAGTGTAACTGGTAGCATTATCGGGAAAAATGCTGATGCGGCGGGACTTGGCGGGCTGAATACCTTTGTATTCACTTAAATCGAGCTCTCTTGACAACACGGGAATAATTGACATTATATACTACCAAAAGAAAAGAATGTTTAGCGTGTCGTTCCTAATTTCAATGGTTCGCACGTGAAATTGCTAAAATCTACCTTACGTTGTTTCAAATTCAATAGTAGGTTTAATAACTCCTCTAAATCGGCTACCCGCTTTTCTAAAATCGCTAAACGTTCGTCTGGTTCCATAACTATTATATAAATACTTATAGACAATTTTTTGCTTAATCTCTCTTTGATGGGTCATATTCAATAATCTCAAACACCACTAAAAGTTCCACGGTTCCTGTGGCAAACGAAGAACTTGCGGTATGTCTATATGAAATAGTAAATGGATTCGGCGGTATGTCATTCAACATTAGGTCACACGGTAGAATAGATGTGCTGGTGCCTACATTCGTAGGTGTGGCAGCCTCGGCTCCGTTTGTGCTGGTAGTT